GCTCGAATAGCGTCGGCGAATTGAACGTCCCGCCCGTCACCGTCTTGCCGGTGAAAGTAATCGCCGAGGGTAGCGAGAGCGTCGGCGTCGTGGTGCCGGTTACGGTGATTTCGTTTGCTGTGCCGGTGATGGATGTTACAGCCGATGTCAGGAACGCCCCTGCGCTGCCCACGTTGACCGCCAGTGCCGTCGCGACTCCGGTGCCGACTGGTAGCTCCCCAAGCACGCCCGCGTTGTCGTAGAGGATGCGCCCGCTAGTGCCGCTGGCGATGGCCGTGGTGCCGACTGTCAGGCCAGTTGAGGTCGCAGGCTTCGGCGTAATCCACGCGCGCAAGTCGGTGTTGGCCGTGATTGCGCCGGCTGATGCGACAACCGTTGCCAGCGGGTAGCTGCCTGCCGTGAATGCCGTGGTGTTGACGCTGGCCACGCCTGCCGCCGTCACCTCGATGTAGTTCGTCGCGTTGGTGATGGCGAGGCTGCTTTGCGCTGCCACGAATGCGCCGTTGGCCGCGTAGCCCGCTGCGACGTTGACGAGCAGGCCGGTGCCGTTGCTGACGAGGAAATCGTTGCGAGCGACGATGGCGGCAGGCACTGTGTCGTCGGCTCGGCCCACGTCCGGCTTGCAAATCACCGTCACGGTGTCGGACTTAGCCTTCATCGCCATGCTGACGGTGTAATACACGTCGAGGTCAACGAGCTTGTTGCCCTCGTCGTCTGTGGTGTCGGAGTTGTTCGCCGCAAGGTAGGTGTCGAGCGCGGTGCCGCCGATTGTTTGCGCGGTTGCCTGATAAAGCCCGGTCGTCGCCGATGCTGTCCATGTCGTCACGGCGACCAGCGCCGCGTTGTCGCCAAGCAGCGCGGGCTTGATGGACAGGTTGATCGCCCACGAAGTGTCGAGAGCGTAGGCTGTGCCGTCCACCGTCACGTAGAGGTCAACGTCGCAAAGCTCCTGCCGCTTAATGTAGCCGGTGTCGCAGGTGATTGCGCCCGTGCGGATTTCCCAGTTCAGAGTGATTTTTCGGAGCGTCGCCATGATTTTAGTGCGGTGTCAAATTTGGAATTTGTTTAGGTGAGCGCGGGTTAAATCACGGTTTCGTCAAAAACGAGTTCTTCCGCGCCAATGTATGTGATCTGTCCGATGGAGTTGATCGTAACTTCGCGTATAAAAATCATCAGCTTGTTTCCATCTTTTTTGATGCGGGCAAACCCGGTGCCGTTCGTTTGGATGGAGTCGTAAGTTGGCGCGAGATTAACTGCCGACGTGTCCTTGCCTTTGCCGGTGGCAACCAAGTCCCAGTAATCCGTTTGGGCCGTGGTGACGCCGTAGTCTGGCGGCATGAAATAGTTATAGAATGCCGTCCCCGGCAAATCGTCAATCGGCCCCCATCGGGTTTGGTTTACGCTAACCGTGCCCGCGTCCGTAACCGCGACGGTGGCGAGTTCGTAGTGGCGCGTGGCCGTGAGGTTGTTGTTTGCTGGCACCGTCGCAGCCGCTTCGATTGTGCGGGCGGTGATCGTGCTCACGATGTCGCCCGTGTTGCTTAGTGTCCTGTTCCACGTCACCTTCGCGTAAATCTTATTCCCGTTCGCGACGGCCAGTGTCGCAATCGGACTGTCATTTGCTGAGAATCCGGTGGGCAGGCTTCCGAATAAAGTGCCGTTGTAAATCGCAACAGTGAAAGGGCTTAATGGTTCGATGTGAAACTCGCGAAACTCACGCAAAAAACGCCCGTTGTTTTTTGCGCTAATCTTGAAGCCCGGCCCGCCCGCAACAGGTTCACAAAGGATTGAGTCAGACGAATGACACATCTTCTCAGCCTCCTGCAATATCGCCTTTAACGTTTTCGGCGCAAGCGTGAGCGCGTCAGATACTCCATCGTCTGCGTTGTTGATGAGTTGCTTTAGCTGTGGATTCATGTGCGCGTGATGTATCTGACTTCAAAGTCCCACTGATGCGTTTCCGTGATCTCGTGTAAATCACCTGCGGTTTTAATTGTTCGCCCGATCAATCTCCACCCCTTGAACCAAAAAGTGTAAGTCCAAAGAGCCGGGACTTCTTCATAGTAAACTGTGTCGGCTGGAACCATATCAGCATACTTCAACGGCACATCAAACCTTCCAATTTTGGTAGTCGGAAGCGTGGGCGTGATATATGTGCGCGTGACTTGCGGCTTAGGGATTGACGCTTGCCAGTCGAAAGTCGGCTCGTAAATCTGAGGCGTCTCATCAGTGACCGAATACTGAAACTCATCCTCTTTTGTCTGACTCTGGTTTTTGATTCCCAGATATGACACCTGCATGGTTGCGACGCCAGCCTTGTCGAACGTGACTTCCACGGTGTCCACCTTCATGCCAAAATAGGTGGAATCCGCCGAACCGCGCAATGGCTCCAACGTGCCAGCAACAGACTGCCAGCACTTAAACGTCCGCCGCCCCGTGTCGAATCCTGCGCGCGTCGTGGTAAACGATGAGCCGGGCTGCTCGACCAGCGAATATAGCTCTGAACCGCCGTGGATGGTTGCGCTCATTTGACTCCTAGTTTAGCCACAAGGTTGGCAATTTCCTTTTCAATTTTCGGGATGCCAGCAATCGCATCCTCTATTTTCTTTTTGTCCAACTGCTTTTCTCCAAGGATGCGAGACTTTACGGCCTCAATTTCCTCCTTAGTCATCTTCGTTGCATCGCCGCCATACTTGCGCCGAATCTCGTCGCGAGCGGCGATACCTGCCGCCTTCTCCCTAGCGGCTTCTGCCTGCCTATCGCTTAGACGCTGCGCCTGTAGTGCCTGCAACCCACCACCACCTTGCAGTGCCTGCATTGCCCTGTCGTCACGCTGCTTCTGTTCCTGCTCGCCTTTTTTAACGATGTCCTGCGCCTCCTTCAAACCCTGCTTGTTTCTTTCGAGTGCGTCCTTGTCTGCGTCTTCGATTGCTTTGAGTCGTTTTTTTTCCTCTTCCTCGGCGATGCGTGTTTTTTCGGCCTCATGTCGCCCAAACGCTTCCATGCCCAACTTTAGGGCTTTGTCTTCGTCGTCCTGCTTTTGCTTTAGTGCAGTTGCTTCTTGTTCCGCTTTCCATTCGTTGAAATGTTCAACTGCCTCCTGCTCGGCGGCGATGTCCTTTTCCGCCTGCGCGACAACTTGAGCGTGCTTTTCGTCGGCAGCTTTGTTCCGCTTGCTTTTTTCCTCTTGGATTGCCTTGTTCTTGATCGCCTCAACTCGCAATGCGCTAGCTTCCTCGGTTGCGCGGATTGCCTCACCTTGCTGTGTTTCAGTTGGGAATCCTTTCTTCCTGATGGCTGCAATCTCTCTTTCCAGCCTGTATTTTTCAGCCAATAGCTCAGCCTCCTCAGTGAACCCTTGGTTGATGAGGCTCTGAATCTCGTTCTCCTGTTTCATCAGAGCGATAAGCTCGTTGGCTAAGTCAACGCGGCCCTGAAAAAGATTTGCATCCATCCCCTCAACCGGCGCGAGCGTCGGCTTCCACGAATTCATGCGCTCCTTAAGCTTTTTCATTTCCTCATCAGCGGCCTTCATTGCCGCAGAAATTTGTCCCATGTCCTTGCTTGCCAGCGCGTCCTTAATGGCCGCGCCGGTTGCCTCCGCGCTTTTCTTTAGGTTGTCGCACTCCGTGATCGCGCTTGAAAACATCCCCACCAAAGACGCGCCGACGTTCAACGCAACGCCGGCGGCGAGGCTCGTCTTAAACACGTCGCCGAGGTTGCCCATCGTGTTGGCGAGCAAGTCCGCGCCGTTCTGCGCGCTCTTGAACCCCTCCACGAATGCCGTCATCTTGTTCTCTACGCGGCGATCTCCTTCGAGCACACCGCCCACATCGCCGACGCTTTTCTTCAGCCCGCGCGCGGAGTTCTTGACCTTCTCAAATTCGCTTTCCAGTTGCGCGGAGTTCGCGCCAATAGTAACGCGTACGTCAGACATATTCCGCCCTCCAGTCGCCCGCGAGCGTGCCTTCCGAGAGTTGTTTCAGCATAGCCCCGCGCGCCGCCGGGTCTTTCACGTTCTCGACAATCCATCGAGCGTTTCCGTCGAACTCCTCACGCGCGGCGATGGCTTCGGGCGTGCTCTGCTCGTCCATGTGCGCCAGTTCTTCTTCGGTGAGAATGTAGGTCTCGCCGGTTTCCTGTTCGTGCGCGGCCTGCACATACCACCATGCAAGGCCGTAGGGCATCCGCCATGCCCGGCGCTCGTCAATGCGCAGCTTCGTCATCAGGAAGGCGGTGCACCAAAGCTCCACGGGTGCGCCGTATTCGTTCAATGAGACGGTCGCGGTGATGCGTTCCTTCATCATCGGCGAGGATGCACAGAGGCGCATGTAGGCTCGCCACTTGGCAAGCTCTGTTTCTGCGTCGAAAGGTGCGGCATCCTCAGCGAAGTCCAGCACCGCCTCGTCCGATGCGCAGATTTGCGCGGCGATGCTCAGTTCGTGCGGCTCCGGCTCCTCGCCAGTCCAGAGCTTGTTCTCCAACTGCGAAAGTTGGAACGAATGGAGAAGGCAGAACGGCTTTAGCGTCCTGCCGCAAACGACGTGACGGCCAGCTGCGCAGGCTGCGTCTGCCACGATGGAATGGAAAAGGCGTTCCTCGGCCACATCTTAGGTCAGCGTGAGGTATTCGTCCTTAACGAGAGTCGCCTTGCCCTCGACAAAGGATTTCGATGCCTTGGTTTCCGTGAAATTCTCGACGCGATAATCGCCGTCGAACTGCGCCGTGGCCGAGAGGGTCATCTTGGCGGCGATGACCGGGCGGGTGTAGCCGCTGGCAAAAGTGAACGTCACCTCCAGCGTGTCGGTCTGGTCGTCGTGGATTGAGGATGCGACTTGGCCGGAGTTGTTGGTGACGAACTCGTTGATCTTGTCCGATTTCGAGAGCGAGATGGACATAATCTGCGCGCTCGCACCGAGGTAAGCGCCGTCGATGCCAAAGTAAAATGCGGTGCCGTGAGTTTTTGCAGCCATGTTATAGGGTGGGTGGTGTCAAATTTAAGCGATGAGTCCTCCCGCCACGATCTTGATTCGGGCGAGAGTGGTCGAGGTCATGACGCCGAGCACAGTTGCGTAAACCGGGTTCACGTTGTCCGCTGCGGTCTTGGTGATGCCGCCGGCCGTGCCGCTCGTCCAAAGCGTGTCGCCAGAAAGGATAGTCGCGCCGATGGCGAATCCGCCCGTGTCTTCGGTGCAGTAATACACACGCTGATTGACGCTCGCGCCGTTCGTGGCGATGCCCGCAGCCGTGGCGATTGCCGCCGTTGAGTTCGCGTCGCAGAGCTTGAGAAGCAGCGTGACAGGCTCGACGTAAAGCACCTGCCCTGCCGTGATCGTTTCGCCGGCCACGCCGTATTTGATGACGGCCGAACTCGACGGAATAACGCTTCCGGCTGTGATTGAGATTGCTGCCATGCCAAGGCAGCGGTGTCAAAATACGGTCAGTTGTCTTGCGCCTCCGCCGTCAACACGTAGCCGAGCGCGCTGATCAGCATCCGCTCCGCACCAGCGTAATTGCTCTGCTGGCTTTCCTCCTCTACGTCGTAAACGTAGAAGCCCGTGACGGGTCGCGAGGTCGAGAGGTTGCCCTTGTTCGCGTGAGTTTGCAGCGCCACCACGTCCTGCATTGCGGCTTCGATGGCCTGCACGGTCGAGCGGTGCGCGCTCCAGTTCAGCGCCCGGTCGTTCGTTGCGCCTGCGATGCCGTCCTGATTTTGGTCGGTGTCAATCGGCGAGATGATTTCAACGGCGATCTGAATGCGCTTCGGCAGCGCATCGGCGAATGCCTCCGCTACGCTGCCAACTGAGACGACGATGCACGGCGGGGTCTGTTCGCCGGGGTTCTGGCCTTTGAAAATGACGTGCCCATTTTGCGCGGCGACGGTGCCGAGGTAGGAGGCAACGGCGGTTTCGGCTTTGTATTTTATCGGTTCGCTCATTTGGGTTGGATAAGTCCGAGTTGAATCTTAAAATACTTTGCGAGCCGGTCTGCCGCCTCCGCTTCAATGGTGTTCTGGTATCGCTGTTCGATTGCCTCGTCCGCATGCCGCACGGCATTGTGGACGATGATGTGCTGGCTGGCCTGCCCTTGAAACTGTTTGTTCGCGCTGCCTAGCGTGCCACCCTTGATGCGCCGCACCCATTGCGGCACGTCGCGCACGCGCCCGAGGTCGCGCCATGCTGCCAACCATCCGGCTTTCACCATGCCGACGTTGGCCTGCTTGCCTGCGATGTATTTGGCGAGCTTGCCGGGGTTTTTTACCACGAATGCGGGCTTCGCGCCTTTCGGCACGTGCCCGCGTGCGCCGCGTGCCGCCTTGTGCGCTGCTCCGCCGTCGAATGGCTGAATCTTGAGGTCAGAATATGTCGGCGAATCTGCCGCCATGATTTTCTGCGCGGTGGCGTATTTGCCGATCTTCTGAAAATACCAAAACGCCTCCGCGCCTTCGGGGTCTCGGCTGCGAATGTCCAGATAGATTTTGGACATTGAAGCGTAAGCGCGGGAAACATCACCCACCACAGCGCGCTCCATCTTGATGTTATTGCGCGGAAGACTGAAATCCATGAACGCCTTGCAAAGCGTGCGCGCAGAAATTAGCAGCCCTTCTTCGATAGTTTTGCGCTTCTTCACCATCCATTGCGCCATGAGGTTCCGCAGTCCTGAGTCATCGAGATTGATGCTGACTTGAAGCATTACCTTTTAGCCGTGTGCTCGGCGATAAACGTGATGCTGATTTCGTCCCGCGTGATCTGCCGCACGGTGTAGCTGCGTCCGCGCGCCGTCACTCGCTCGCCGAGGCCGAGGTCAGGCTGGAAGGTCTGCGTCTTGATCGTGATGGAAATCGGTTCGCTCGGTATCGCCCCGCCCGCCGCGAACATCTCCGATGCTACCACGTCGTCAATGACGGCACGGTAGGTGTCTCCGCGAATGGTGACACTCTCGCCGAGTAGCGAGGTCTGCATTGCCGTCTTGAGGCCTGCCGCTGAGAGCGTCGAAAAGGTCACACTTTCCGCGCCGTGTCAAACTACGGCGGCGGCGCCTCGGTCGTCTCGATGCTGTGCCGGTAGTAGTGCAGCACCTTCGGAATGTGGACTTCGCGCAGGACGGGAATCGCGCAGAGCGGTGCGGCGAATGCCCAATCCTCGCCATAGTTGCTTGCCGGGAATCGCGACTGAATCGCCAGCGTGCGCCGCCACGCGCAGACGTGCCATGCGTTGCGGTGAATAAGCTGTCCCGGTTTGAATGGTTCGTTTTCGTGTCCAAGCCTAAAGCTAACTTGCCCGATTTGACCGTTGACGGATGCTTCCTGCCAGAACGTCACCACGTCCGGCCCTTCCCGCGCCGCCTTCACAAGCTCGGCAACGTAGTCCGGCGCAATCCAGTCGTCATCGTCCACAAACGCGACGTATTGCCCGCGTGCCGCGCGCAGAAGGGCGTCGCGCTTCTCTCCCACGGTGCGGCGCTTGTTGTCCAGCATCGCGACGTGCTCGACTGCCTGCCCGCCGATTTGCCGCGCGAGTTCGTCGCAGAGCTTCGCAAGTTGAGCCATGCGTGAGGGCACGGCTGGAGTCAGGATGGAGAGAATCATAGCGGCTGAATCCAGCACGGGTGCATGACTGCCGCGCCGGGTAGCAACTCCTCGACAGCCTTCATCACTGGCGGATGCTGCGCGTCGTGGCCGGCGAAGATGCCGCCCGGCTTCACCTTGCCCTTCCATGCGAGGATGTCGCGCTTCACGCCGTCGTATTCGTGCGCGGCGTCGATGTAGCAGAAGGCCAGCGAGCCGTCCGCGACTTGTGCCGCGCTGTCAGCGCTGTCGCCTTGGATGATTTGCACCATGTCAGCGACTCCGCACCGGGCGAGATTCGCCTCGAATACGGCGCGCAGACTGCCGCCGTGTGCCTTCACAATCTCGACGTGCTCCGGCTGGTTCTGCTCGCCTTTGAACGTGTCCACGGCGATGAGCTTCACGCGCTTGCCCATGCGCTTGAGGGTCTGCGCCATGAAGATAATTGAGCGCCCCATCCACACGCCGACTTCCGCGATGGTGTCGCCGTCTTGCAGACGCTTTGCAATCGAACCGTAGAAGCCGTAGTAATTGAACCAGCCGGGCACGGTTGACCAGTCGTTGCCTTGCAGGAGTTCGTTGAAGATGGCTTTCCCTTCCTCGTATCGCTCCGGCGCGTTTTGCTGTTCGTAGGTCGCATCCATGTTGTCCGAGCCGAATGCCGGGTGGTGATGCTTGAATACCAAGTCCCGCGCCTCGATGACCGCACCGCGCTCATAGGCTTTGTGCGTGAACCAGTTGTCCGAATAGACTCCGGTGAACCACGGATGGAAAAGAAACGCGTCCATGTCGTCTATGTATTTGCGCGTGCAGATGGCCATGCAGAGCAGCGAGTCCTTGCGATGCCCGTCGCTCACGGCGAGCACGCGCGGCTGCGTCACGTCGCCGATGCGCTCCAGAATGAGGTCATCCCACTTGTGCGGCGGTGTCCAGTCATCCGACATTTGGACAATTACGGGAGCGCGCACGACGACTGCGCCGCGATTCCAAGCCGCGACGCATCCGCCGCCCGCTGGCATCTCGGAATGGTGAAAGCGGCGAAGGCAATGGCTCTCGGTGTCGTCCGTGTCGAAAAGGAAAATGTGCTCCACGCATTCGGGGCGGGATGCCGAGTCCAGCCACACCTTGCGCGCGAGCGCGGCCTGCTTTGGCCTGCCGCGCGTGGCGTGGATGAGCGCGATGCGTGCACCGCCCTCCTTATTGAATCGGTTCTGCCGAACGATTTCCGCCTGCGGATACATACGGTTCGCGCGAAGTGCCTGCGCGTAGATGTCGTCACCGAGCCATTCGTAAAGCGCGGCTCTTTCGTTCCATTCCTTCACGTCCGGTCTGTCGGTAGCCATCATCTGCCGCGCGAAGGCGAGCGCAATGTCCGACTCGCAGTTGTTCATCGCGTTGTTGCACAGCATCAGCAACGGCTCGCGCCTGCGCGGGTCGGCTGCGTAGGCTTGATGATACAGCGCCTCCTTCTGGCGCGGGTCTTCGCTCACCTGAGCCAAGTTCATAAAAAGCTCCATGCGCTCCGGCCTTCCGAGGTCGTCACAAGCGAGCACCTTCTTCGCCACCTCCACGCTGCCCTCGAAGTCGCCGATGACGAGAAGCTCGATGTGCAAATGGTAAAGCAGCCCGGTCGTCATTTCCGCGTCGGGGATGCTGCGGAGAATGCGTAGGTTCCGGTCGTTGCTGCCCGTCTTTTCGGCGTGCGGTAAATGCTGAATCACCACGCGCTCATCCTCGATGGCTTGCACCGGCTGAATCGTGAACTCGTAATGCTCATGCACCGGGCAAACCCATTTGCCTGAGCCGCGCAGCATCATGCGCTCACGCGGCACCGCCAGCCCTTTCCCGTGAATGGCATACGGGAGCATGAAGCACGTGTAAGCGCCGCGCTCTGCGTGCTCGCGGATGAGTTCCGCGCCGCTCAACAGGATGTCGTCGGTGTCGCACCAGAAGCAATAGGTGCCGGTCGCGAGGTCGAAGCAAAGTTGGCGTGCGGCGGCGAAGTTGTCCACATGTGGCCAATCTTCGTGCCCGGCTGCGTTGCGATACTCGCCGACGATTGCGCCGAACTTGTCGCGGGCGATGTCGAGCGTCCTGTCCGGCGTCGCGCTGCCGATGGCCCGCACAACCACAATCTGATCCGCGATGGGCGCGAATGATTCAAGGCAGCGGGTGATGTATTCCTCGACGTTGCCGACAATGATGCAAAGGGAAATCAGCGGAGTCCGCGCGCCCGTGCCACCCGGTTCCGGCCCATCCCTGAGAGGTTCCAATGACGACACGGGCGGCGGAGAGTCTGCGGGATGGGCATTCATAAGCCTGCCTTCTACGGTTTCATCGTCGCCACGTCAAGACACAAAAGCGCCGAACCCGTTGCTGAGTTCGGCGCTCCTGTATGAACTATCCCTAAAGGCTAGTCATCACGCTTGATGATGCGCGCACCGTTGGTGATGCCAGCGGAGTATCCGTAGTTGCACTCCAGCGCCATGTATCGCGTGCCGGTGGCCGGGTCGTAGAAGTCGCGGAGGCCGACCGTCGCGCCCGTGGTCGGGTCGCTGTAGGCTTGCGCGTTGTCGTATTCCTCGGGACGCTGCGGTGCGAGGTAGCGCATCGCGATTGCGATTGCCGAGCCGTGGCCGATGAAGGCGTTCACCGAGGCGGCGGAAACGAAGCTCGAATTGAGTTCGTAGAAGTCGAACCCGAGCGCACGCATGATTTTGCCCTCGGTGAGGACGTTCTGATCAGCGAACATCTGAGCCTGCACGAAGTTCGTTACGCCGAGCAGCGCATCCATGCCCACCGCGTCAAGCAGCGCAAAGCGCGGCGACTTCGGAGCGTTGGCCTGATTGAGCGCGAGACGAGCGGCGCGGAGATGCGGCACGTTCAGATTCGCCGCGAGCGAGGTCGTGACGGATGTAAAGTTTGCCGTGGTGACGAGCGTGAGCACGTCCTCCATAACCGCCTGCGCCAGCGCCGCGCCCTGCTGGAAGCCGAAGCTTTCGAGGCTGGAGTCGCTGTTGTTGATGGCGTCCAAGTCGGTCTGGCCGATGGGCACGATCTTGTGGCGGTTAATTGTGACGGTCACGACGCTCTTGGCGAAGGTCGTGATGGCGTAGGTGCCGCCGAACGTAGTGGCAACGAGGCCACCGATGAGCGGGACGAGGACGACGTTGCCCTGCGTGCGTCCGACTACATCGGGCGAGTAGGAACGCGAGAAGACATTGAGCGGCAGAAGCTCTTTGACGAAGCCCTCCAGCGCGGCATTCGCGAGGCGGGCGATATTGAGATTGGTGTAAGGCATGTTGGTTTATGGGTGATTGTTACTTGGAGAACGTGGCGTCGATTGCCGCTTTGTTTGCGCGGTAGAAACGAACGCGCTCGATGGGGTTTGCGATTGCGTTGAACTGCGTGAGGATTGCGTTCGGTTCCGGCGCGGCGGGACTGCCGATGACGACTGGCGTGGTGCCTGTCTGCGCGAGCATCGTCGCGGCCTTGGCGCTCACCTTCTTGTCGAAGTCGGAAAGAGCGGCGGCATGTTCTGCCGCCGTCTTTTCAATCGAGGCTTTGAGTTCAGAGATCGCCGTGTCGGCGTCCTTTAGTTTGTTTGAAGCCTCGGAAAGTTTTGCGCTCAGGTCCGTCTTCTCGACGGTCAGTGCTTCAAAGTTGGCCTTGAGCGTCACGCCCTGCTCGCACGCAATCTTGTGTTCAGCGACGAGGGCGAGGTATTCGGGTGTTTCGATAAGCATTGGCTTGGTGTGTTGATTGTTGGTGGTGTCAAATTTGCGAGCGTTGCGGAATTTGCTCAGGTCGAACTTCGCCGCCATTGCCTCAGTCTCCGCCGTGATGGAATCTACGAAGCCAAACGCTTTGGCTTCCTCCGCGTTCATCCACGTCTCATCGTCCATCATCTTTGTGATAACGTCGCGCGGCTTGCCGGTGCGGTTCACGTAAGCGGCGATGACTCCCTCCTGCACTTTGTCGAGCAGTGCAGCGGTGCGGCGCATCTCGGCGCTGTCGCCATAAACGCCGCCGCTGACATTGTGAATCATGAGCAGCCCGTTTGCCGCCATTCGCGCGGGACGGCCAGCAATGGCCAGCACGCTCGCCATGCTTGCGGCTAGTCCGTCAATATGGGTCGTGACTCCGCCGGGGTGAGCTTTGATGGCGTTGGCGATGACATTGCCGTCGAGGACGCTGCCGCCGGGGGAATGGATGCGCAGAACAAGTCGGTGATTCTTTGGCACCGATTGGAGTTCAGCAACGAATGCGGAGGCCGAAATCCCAAAGCCTCCAATCTCGTCGTAAAGCAAGATTTCAGTCTCGTCGCTTTTGGCTTTGAATTCATACCAAGTGGCCTTCATTTTCTTTTCGCGCGGTGTCAAACTTGGGGCGGCGCAACCGCTGGCGCTGGTTCCGGCTCAGGGTCGTTCGGGTCTGCCACGGGTTGCCCGTTCATTCCACCGCCGACGCTCGCCGTTGCCGTCTGCTGTTGCATGAGCGAAAGCACCAGGCCGAACGGCACTTCCTTTTTGTTGGCGACTTCCAGCGCGTCCGATAGCAGGTCTGTGACTTCGCCCTTCCGCTCGCGGCGATGATGGTCGTATGCGATGCCCTGCTCGCCGAGGATGCCGCGCAGGTTTTTGTGCCCGAGCTTGTAGTCTTCGCGGCGGCTCTGCCCGTCCCTGCCGTTGTCGATGCTGAACTTCGGCGGAAGAGTGAACTTCCAGCGCCACCAGTCTGTCGAGCGCGAGATGCGCCCGATGTTCATCGCCTTGCTCAGTGCGTAGCGGATCTCACGCAGCGCCACCGATTGCAAAAGCTCCTGCCTGTCGAGGATGGTTGCGCGCGCGAGTTCGATTTGCGAACGCTCCGCAGGGCCGGTCAGTCCGGCACCCGGCCAGCACAGCGCATACGGCCAGCACGCGCCGACGAGCGCCTTCTTGAAGATGCGTTCTTGAAATGCCTCCCATGCAGGGCCGGGCTTGTTGCTTAAAAACTCCTCCAGCTTCGCGCCGCTGCCAGCCTTGAAGTAGCGAATCATTCCGCCTTCCATGCGCTTGCTTGTGAACGTCTCTTCGTTTGTTCCGGTCTCGCCAAGCACCGTGCCGGGGTCATTCGGGTCTGCCGCGCCGAGTTCGTTGTGCTCGATGAGGCCGATGGACGACGCAAGTTGATGCGTGATTTGTTCCCATTGCTGACTCTGCCATGCGTCGCGGAGTTCGTTGATGGCGTGGCTGAACGTCGGCAGTCCGCGAATCTGGTCTGCGCGCGTGGCGTTGAAACAAAAGATGCAATCGTTCGCGATCACGTCGCGGTCGTCCTTTTCGGTCTCGCCGAGGATGCGGACGCCGACGACGCGGTTGAGGTCGTTGAGAATGACGCCCTGCTGGATACGAAATCCACGCAGCGGCCCTTTCTCCACGGTCGTCTTGTTCGTGTCGCGCACGCCGAGCTTGTGCGCCGGTAAATGCTGAATCGCCGGGAAGCCGCCCTCGGTCTCGGTGAGGATGACGAGGAAATCGCCGTCAACGTCGAGCGCCACGGAGTCGTTAAAAAGCGAGGTCTTGAAGTCCCACTGGTCGCCGCGCACGTCACACACGCCGAACCATTCCTC